CCAGCCACGGTACGGCCAATGCCAGAGGTGGGAGGCTTGGGCTTTCCGAGGCGGTTTCCAGTGGGGGGAGGCTTGGGACGGCTCTCTGCCTTTCCTCCACCGAAGCGGACAATCTGCTGGTCGTCGGGAACGTCTTGGGTTTCCCAAGGGCGACGGGCGCGGCGTTCTTCCGGCGTCATGTCGCGGCGGGTCTGGACGTTGCGGGCTTCGGTTTCTCCAGCGAGACGGCGGTAGGCGGCATAGGGGCTAAGTTCAGCCTTTGCCTTTTCAAGAGCTTGCTTGAATGTCATGCCATCAGATTGGTATTTTGTTGTTAGCGCGACGACCTCTTCTTGTTGTTGCATGAGGTCTGGCATTTTTTCGGGTGACCCGCCGCGCGCAAACCCTTCTCGCGCCTGAATGCCATGCTGATACTCATGCAGCGCAATGGAGCGAGGATCAGACGAGCCCTTGCCGATGTGAAGGCTTTCGATGGGCGAACCCGACCCCATGAATGCGCCTTCGTCCGCTCTGCCCGACCGCATGACGCGAACGTCGCCCAAGTCCTGCATTCCAGGTACGTCGCGGTATGCTTTGAACATGCCGTCAGGGTGGGTAAGGTAGTCCCGTCCATTGCCAATTTCGTTGAACGTGGAGCGGCTATCATCAATCTCAAACCGCGCCTTGCCATCGGGCGAGTGCTTGCCCGCAACAGCGCCAGCATAGGGAGTGCCTTCCAGATGCTTCGACGTAGCGTCCCAGATTTCATCGCGCGAGGCTCCACGCGCCGCCATCTGTTCCGCCATGTCGAGGGCCTGCTGCGGACGCTTCTCGCCCTTCGCTGCGAGAGTGTCAGCGCCGCGACGGCCTCCGAACGTGCCTTGATCTGGCGTCCTGCCCCTTGGCGGTCCCTTCGCCCCACCCGCCCCACCGAGGCGGTTGCCAATTGCACGAGCGCCGCGACCCATGACGCCGCCAGTGATAGCCGCACCCGCACGCTCGCCAAAGCTGACCTCTCCATCGCCGTCAGCGTCAGGCGCAAAGACTGTACCAAGGCCAGCGCCTATCGCCTCGGGCTGGCCTCTCACACCAGCTAGAAGCTTGGAGCTTTGTGTTTCTGAGGGGTCGAAGGCGGCGTCAGGTGAGCGAACATTCTTCGGGTTGAAAATGACGGTTTCCTGCCCGTCTCCGATGCCGCGAATGCCCTTGAAGCCAGCCGCCTGAATGACCTCGCTGGCTCTGGCGTCGGCTAGTATTTTATCATCTCCATCGACGGAGCGACGGAGCGCCTCCCAGAATGCCTCGCCCTCTCGCTTGTACCAGTTTTTCAGCGCGGCAAGCTTCTCGCGCTCGTTCGGTTTAAGTTGCTTGATGATACGCTGTTCGACATCATCACTCAACGAGTTCCAGCTTGGCATGGCGTCGAAAAGCTGGTCATTCGTCGGCACAACGTAAGGTTTCGCCTCGCCGTACTTACCCGCAACGCCGGGCTGTTCCGAGAAGTAAACGCCGGGACCAAAACGCCCACGCTCTGACGTTTGGAACTCGTCAAAGCCGCCGCTTTTGCTGCTTCCGTGATAGACGCGATTATCGACATCAAACCCCTGCTCTCTCGCTCTCTGCATTCGAGAGGGCTCATCCATAGGCAGAGATGGCTTCCCGCCTCCGAGGCCGTTCCTCACTGGTGGGGGCCTTGAAGCGCCAGAAGCAGGAGGCGGTCCCTTGGGCGTGGAGCCCCTCGCGAGACGGCCTGCACCAGCGCCGAGAGCGCCACCGCCCGCAGCGCCGAACAGCGCGTTCATGAGCTGCTGGTTCTCGTCATCGGCAGGAGCCATAGCCCCAAGGACGCCGCCAGCAACTATGCCCGTGCCGGTCGCAGAGGCTGACGAGGTCGTGCCGGGCGGGCTGCCACCGGGGCCACGCGGGCGGCGACGCGGAGCAGGAGGCGGTGCAGCAACCGCAGCAGGTTGAGCCGGAGGGATCAACCCCTTCTCAGCCATGCGCGCTTCAACGCGACGGATGACCTCGTTGAGATTGCCCTCGGTCATCGGCTTCCCGATGAGCGGGATCAGGGCGCGGTTCACTTCCTCATCGTAGACGCCAGGATAGCGGAGACGCTGGTAGATGTCCTTCGCCGTGCGTGCGATCGGCTTGACGGCCACATCGTTGACAAGGCCCGGCAGAGAGAACTGGTTGCCCGAGGTTTCGACACGGTCGAGCACGCGCGTGACGGCGTCCTCGCCTTCCATGCCGGCGTCACGGATAGCAGCCTGACGCATCGCCGTGTCAGAACCACCTGCAACGCGCCTGCCCCACTCACGGTTTGCGCCAAGCCTGCGGATTGTCTCCTCGAACATATCGGCAGCCTTCTGGCTACCGAGCGCCGTCGCCATGTTCTTGAGCGCCTTGTCCTTCAGGAGCTTTGTCAGCGCGCTCTGGTTGTTGGCCTCGATCAGATCCTCGATGTTGCGGGCGACGCCCATTGCAAGGGCTTCGATCTCGCCTGCGGTCCAAGGCGAGCCATTGCGGCCTTTCGCCATGTCGCGCTGAAGTTCCCACGTTTTCTTGTTCAGCGCCTGAGTGCCGACATCAAAGGCATCTTCCAGACGTTTGACATCCTCAAACACGCCGAGCGCATTACCGTACTCGCCGCCCGTGGCTTGGCTCACGCTGTCGGCAAAGTTGCGCTTCGTTCCGCCAACAATGCGGGCTGTGTCCGAACCAAATCCAGCATTTGCGATGACATCGTCAAAGGCGCGCTTTGTGTAGTCCAGCGCCATCGTCGTCGGAATGGCTGTGCCGCGAACAGGATCGGCCATGAAGTCGTCGATCGACTTGACCGCTGCCTGAGCACGCTGCGATTCCATAGTGGCACGCTCAGACGCCCCGCGCGCCGCACGCGCCTGAAGGTCAGCCGCTACTGAAGCAAGGTTGTTGCGAGCAGCCTGAAGGGCCTTCTGCCCGCTCGGCGTGTTCAGAACCGGCACGATCTCGTTGGCAAACACCTGCGGATCAACGGGGGTGGCATAGGCTGTGTCATAGGCTGGGGCCGCTTCAGTGCGGAGACGCGTTTCCAGCTCGTCCAGCGTGGCGACGGCGTTGTCAGCCTTCTGGCCCGTCGCGCGCGTCGCGCCCCGGCTGAGACGAGGCGACAGCTTGTCGGTGTTCTGGTTGACGAGGCCAACGAGCGCCTCTTGCAGCGGTCCCGGAGCGGCTCCACCGGCCATCTGGAGGCCACGCAGGTTCGCGCCAGAGGACTTGTCCGTCAGGGCTGCGATTTCGCCAATCGTCTCATAGACGCCGCTGTCGCCACGGCGGGCAAGCCTCGCCTGGATCTTGCGCACGTCATCCATCGTGATGCCGTCTGCCGCCAGTTTCTTTATCAGCAGATCGTCGGCGCGCTGTTCGGCGCGGGAGCGAGCGGGAACGGGCTGTGGTGCGCCTGCCGTGACCGCTGGTGCGTTTGGCGGTGTCGGGGGTACTGGCGGGGCCGTGGCGGTTTGCGGCTGTGTGGGGACTTGCTGGGCGTTCTGCGTGGCAGCGACGGCAGGGGCCACGGGAGGCATCTGCGGGGCTGGCTGACGCAGATTTGCGCCGCCCGCGTTGGTTGGCGTGGCGGGAGCGTCCAGCGCCTTGAGTGCGCGGGGGACAGCACGAGCAGCTTCGATGCTAACGTAGTTGAGCGGGTCAGCAGCGCTCCGCGTGCCGGCCATGTTGCGGTCAGACCCCGCAGGCGCAGCGCCTGCGCCCACTCCGTAAGCCAGAGCCGCGTTCTCGCCAGTCTCAACGCCAACGCCACGAAGCGTCCGCGACATCCCCGGAACGGTCGCTAAAGTCTCGCTGAGCGCTTTACCCCCTTTGAGAACCGGCGCTCCAAATCCGGTAAAGATAGAAGCGCCAATACCCGTAACATCGGCAAGCATTTCCCCCGGTGTGGTGGCAGCAGGTATCGGAAGGCTAGGAAGAATATCGTTCATGGCTTGCTGGCTGTTCTCAACATAGCCGCCCTGCGTGGCCGCAGTCGCCAGACGCTCGGGCGCATCGCTATCGCCCCTGTAAAACTCCTGCGCAGCGACCGCGCCGCCCATGGCTGGATCAAACGCAGCGCCATAAGCGTTCGCAGTATTGAGGCCCAATTGGCCGAGCGTGTTTGCAACGCCGATGTTGGAGTTGACGAACGCACCAGTAGCACGGCCAGCAAATCGATCCGGTCGCTCCTGGTTCAGCTCAAGCGGTCCATCCGGTCCCGTGTTCTTGAACGGGATCGGAGACGCCGCGTTCATCAGCGCAAGTTCTTCGTTGTACTTGCGCACCCTTCCGGCTTGATCGCGCTCCGGTTGCGTCGCCATCCGTTGTGCGGGCGACATCACCGGACCACGCGGCGCAGGCGGGGGCTTCAACCGCGTCGGCTGGCCTGATGTCAGCGTGCGAGCGCCCGGCATCAGCGGCAGGTTCATCGGGTCTGTCTGCGGCTTGCGGGCGTACATATCATCAAACGCCTGACCGTCGCCCCACGGGGTCGCGTCGGGCTGGGACATGGGCGCCGGCATGGTCTTCAGCATACTCGCCAGCTTGCGAGCATCAGCAGCGGCTTGCTGGTCGCCAGCCGTGGCGGCAGCGTCAGCGTTCTTCAGCGCCGCGAGAAGTTCTTCCCTGCTCAACGGTTGCTCCATTTCCGGATCAGGCTTTCGTCGTCATCGACAGGGGGCGGTGCTTGCGGCAGAGCCGCCTGAACACGCTTGCCAATGAATGAGTTGATCGGAGGCGCGTTGCCCATCTTGACGTCGAGCCAGTCCTTGAACCGCGGCGGGGTTTTCACCTCGCCCGTTTTCGCATCAAACATCGGGTTTTCATTGGCATAGGCCAGCCATATCCGGTTGGCGTTCTGACGCGACTTCGGATCGTTCGGCTCGATGGCGTCGCTGAGATAGCTGACGTATTCCTTGTTGCGAGCGGCAAGCGCCTGCGCGCCCTTGGCAAACCTGACGTTGGCTTCCTTTGGGTTGTTGATCGACACAACGCTGGACTTGAACATCGCCACGTCGGCATCCGAGTTGCCGCCCGAGCCAGGTTCGCGTATCAGCGGCGCGATCGTGTCGGTGAGCTGCTTGAGGCTGGTCGTGTCCATGCTCAGAGCTTGGCCGAGGTCGTTCCACCAGCCTTCGCCTTGGCTGTTCCAATCCTTCGAGTCATCGACAAACTGCGAGGCGGTTCGTGCGATCGTATCAAGCCTGCGCTGGTCCTTCATGGCGGCGTCAACCGCATCCATGCTGTCGGCGTAAATCTTCGCACGCTGCGGATCGTCAAACAGTCCGTTGGCCGATGCTTCCGCTTTCGCCTCTGCCTCTGCCTTTGCGGCTGCTTGCTCAATATTGAACTGCCGGATTTGCTCGTCCAGTTGCGCACGCGTAAGACCAGACGTCGTCCTGAACTGATCGGCGTTCTGATCCATCGTCGCGTTGAACTGACTGCCGTCCTGTTCATAGGACTTCCGCCATTGATCAGCCGCACGTTCCGCATCGGTACGGCCCGCACGGAAGTTTCTGGCGTCAACGCCGCGCCCGTAGTTCTTATCGTCCACGTACCGCTGATCTTCGATCTGCTGACGTTGCAGCTCCCGCCCGAAGTCCATCGCGCCTTGCACGTCGCCCGTCAGGTCAAAGCGCTGCTGAACCATAGCGTTGATGTCCATCTGCGGGGCTTGCGGGGCCTGCGGAGCACGCTCTGGCATGTTGCCCATAAGCAGGCTGCTCATGTTGGCAATCCTGCTGCTCACGCCCTGCGGTTGCGCTGTGGCCGGTGCGGGGGTCATTGCCGGCGTAGGCGGTTGCATCGCAGCGTCGGGCGATGCGCTGGTCATCGCGAGCAGATCGGCCATCTTCGCCACGTTGGGGATTGGAGCCTCGGGGCCAGCGCCAGGAGCAGGAGCGTTTCGAGCAGCCATGAAAGCTGCGCCCCGTTTGCGTGGATCTGATGGCACGGCAGCGGCTGCATCAGGCGCACCCGGAGCGCCGAACGGCTTTTGCGAGAGGAACAGGCCCAGCATCTTCTTCTGGTTGTCCCCATAGGCGGTCTCAGCCTTGTCGGCCCTGTCCATCGCGCCTTTGGCGAGGAAGGCTTCTCCCAGCGAAGCAATGCCGGTTGCAATGCTGCGGGGCTGGCTTCCCATTGCGTTCTGCTGGAGCAATTCGGCCATCTGTCGCGCACGCTCAACCTTGGCGCGTTCAGGGTCGCCGTAGCCCGCCCCATATCCTTGATAACCCGTAGCCATTTTCTCTTGTGCTCGTTATCATTCCGCGTTTTCACGCAGAGGGTTGGTCAATGAAAAGTCTTTGGCTTGTTGCGGTTCTTGCGGTCGGCGCGTGTGCGTCAACTCAGAGCTTGACGCTTCCTGATGGCCGGGTCGCGTCAGTGGTCGATTGCAGCAATACGTGGTCGTCGTGGCCCGCCTGTCATGAGGCGGCGCGAAAATCGTGCGGCGGAAATTACGAAGTGGTCCGGCAGACCGAATACGCGCGCGGCATCAAGCCAATTCGAGAATTGACTTACGTGTGTGAGGCTTAGGCTTTCATCGCTCCAAGCCCGACAAGGCCGAGCTTGCCATAGTCCACCGCCTTGCCGATGGGCGTATTGATGACGGCGTCGGGACGGGTCTTCTCCACTTCCTGCGCCATGACGCCGACATGCTTCGGCGCGTCGTCATCTTCATTCTGGTAGCGATAGCTGTAGACCTTGTGGCCTTTAGCAACGCCCATCGGTTTGATGTCTTTCTTGAACCGTTCGTCTGACGCCATGATCGCAGAACGGCCAAGTCCGAAGAGACCCCCGATCGTGTCCTGATAGTTCTGGTTCTTGATCTGGTAGTTCTGCATCTGCTGGCCGTAGCCTTGGTTGATCAGAGACGAAACGTCCGTCGTCGCGATCTGGCCGGGCTGGTAGGTTTGATACTGCGGCTTGGAGACTTGCGATCCAGAAAGGAGTGCGCTCAAGCGGTTTATCGGTTCGTTGGCCGCACCTGTGCGTTCACCTAAAAGCTGGGCTCTCGCGGCACTGTCCAGTCCAGCCATTCGTGATTGTTCTTGTCCACCTGCCAGAATGGCTTGCATCCTTGCATCGTTTTCGTTCTGACCAACGCCTTCCATCGCTCGATCGTAAGCCGCCGAGCCAATGCGTATGCCACGATTGGCAAGGTCTGTTTCGCGCGACGCCCTAGCCCTCTCCAGTTGCGGATTGAGGCGCGAATAAATGGCGTCTTCGGTGCTTTTGCGCGTGGCTTCATAGCCGCCAGATCCGGCGAGTTCTGGAAGCCCGTCGTAGCTTACTGGCTGCCCTGCCGTGCTTTCGATCTGTCCGGAAAGCAGCTTGGCGATATTCGCCATGTTTTGCTGCGCGGCATTGGTCGTATCAAAGCGCTGCTGCGCTGTTTCAGAAAGCTGCGTCACCGCTTCGTAGCGAGGGATCATCTTGCCCGTGGATGGGTCCATGTAGGAGCCCACCTGATTGTATGTGAGGCTGCCATCCGGGCCGCGCTGATTGACCATGCCGCCCGCATTGGTCGCATTGTACGCGTCAATAGTGGCGCCGGTCTGAGCCTTAGCAGTCTCAGTTGGAGACGGCGGCGCGGGAGCCTTCGGTTTTGCCAGTGTAGCCTCCATCGGCTTGTCGCGCGTGAAACTTGCCCGCGCGAAAGGCTTCTTCAGTCATCGTCCAATACACGCCGTCTTCATCGCGCCCGAACATGCGGGGAATGTCGAAGCGGTCAAATCCGTAAGCTGCGAGCTGTCGATGCAACCGCTTGTTTGTCCCGCTGTTGCGGGTGACCAGCATCTGCACGCCAACGTCATCGAATGCGTAGCTGAACATGCGGTCGAGAATATGCGGCGTCAGCCATTTGGGCGTTCGCGCCGCGCCTGAGAACTCTATCGTCCCTGCTTCGGGCCACCAGTGATGAAACACCATGCCGCCGACAAGCAGGCCGTCAGCGTCGATTACTCCGATGGCCTTGCACTCTCCGAAGCCGTGCGCGCGAACCTGGGGGATCAGGTCAGCGACGAACCTGGAAACTGCTGCGTCATGCCCATAGAGCAGCCGCACTCAGTTCACCACCGAGCCCATCTCAAGCTGAAGATCGATCGCCGCCAATTCCGCATCTGGGGACGGCGTCACGCCGAAAGTTGCTTGAAGCTGGATCGCATGGACAAAGCCTGCGCCGACCATGCTGACCCAGCGCGTTGACGTGACTTGCTCGCTCGATGATGCATCCCACAGCGCCGTATCCCACACGCCGACGTCCCATGTGTCCTCGGCGTAATCCATCACCGAGGATGGGGGAGCCGGGAAGCTCTGCGCGTAGTCCACGCTTGACGATAGCTGCGGCAGGAATTGCGAGGATGCACGGAACGTCGCCCGCGCCTGCTTCAGCGTCTTGAACTGGCCGGGGCTCCCGAAATGATCAAACGGCAGCGCCAGCCTGCATGTGTAGGCAATGCCATCATCCGAGCCGGTTGTATTGCCCTGCATCACCTTGCCGGTTGATGTTCCGAAATAGAGATTGTCATCATGCACCGCCAGCGAGCGGACGTCCCAGCCCGTGAACCTTGCCCACGCGCCCGTCTCGGTATTGACGATAAACACGTAATCATCGGTCGTTGAGTCAATGACCGGCAGGCCGATTACCGCCAGGTTCTCCTCGTCCCACTTCTGCACCGACCACGCCACGGACTGACGCGTCACCGCTTCACGGCGCCAGTTGGGCTGGATGTTGCGGCTTACCGCGGCAAGCGAGAGTGCAGCCGGATCTTTGCTCAATGCGGCGCTCAGAGGCACAAGGCCGTCCGTCGTGGCAATGAGCAAGTCGCCGCCTGCCCGCATGTACGCAGACTTGCCCAACGGCCTGCCGCCGAGGTCGTAGCGGCCAACCAGCGCCCAATCTGTCGGGTCGGACGGATCAGAGCCCTCGTAGATCGCAATCTCGCCCTGCGTCGAGACAAACACGCACTTGTCGTCAACGCCATCGCCCGCATCGATCGACCATGTTGCCCCAAACAGGAGCGAGCCGCCACGCTGGAACACGCCGGCAAGGGTGAGGTCTGCGGCAGCGCCCGAGATGCTGTCCACCGCGAGATACCACGCCTTCATCGACGTGCCTTGAACGAAGAAAAGCCGGTTCTTGTAGGCCCATGTCTGCGACAGGGTTGACGTGGTGACGCCGGTAATCGCGCCTGCGCTCACCCCGGTAATCGCCAGCCAGTTCGTTCCATCGTAACGCTGGAGCGAATCGGTTCCATTGGCTGCGAAGAGATACGTGCCGCCGCTCGTTTCGAACTGGATCGTTGAGTATTCGCCGCTTGTCTGGCTCGCGACATCCTCGGTAGGCGTCGCCGTGATGTTCCAGATCTTCGTCGTGCTGGCCGCAAACAGCTTGCTCGTGGTTCCAGCCTTGTAAGTGAACAGCGAGGCAATGGCTGCTGATGCGCCGCTGTCATAGAACTCGGATGAGCCGGAACGGAACTTCACCCCGGTCTGCGTCGGGATGCAGTTGTCCATGACCAGCGCAGAGCCGGGCGCTGATGCGCTCAGGTTCTCGTTCGTGACCCAGCCGCGCACGGGGGCGGGGATGGTCACGGAACGCGATCGGGACTGGCCCCGAGAGGCTACAGCGGCGCGTCTGAGGCCAACTCTCATGTGCCGCCCGGTACAGTAAGCGGATAGGCGAGATTGACGCCCTTGGGCCAGCGAGCCCTGCCCTGACGCATGATCGTCGCGCCCTTGTCGCGGGCGATCAGCTTCTCCTTCAGGATTTCATAGTCGTTCTGGAACTCGGCGTAAGGCAGGCCCTTGTCCTGCTTCCACAGGTAGATGATCGCCTTGCGCAGCAGCTCGTCGTCAATGCGGAACGTGTCGGTATCCAACGTGAAGGTGGACTTGGCCGTGCCCGTGGCCGGCTGCACTGAAGCCGTGCTCTGGTAGAAGTGATTGGCGACCTCGCCGCTGTCCAGAGCAGGCGTGAAATGGATCTGACCGCCATAGATGATCCAGGCGTTCGTCCCCGGATTGAAGTTGCGCACGTCCATCGCGAGCCAGTCGTCGAGGCTATGGACCGGCAGCAGCGGGATTTGCGCTGTCGAGGACCATACCTGCTGATCGTCGGGCATGAAGCCGAAATCATCCGGCAGGTCATAGTCCACCGTCGAACCATCGCCCGTGTAGGTCGCGCGCTGCACCAGCTTGCGCCAGCGGTGCGCCTTGTTGATCATGTCGAGCGCCGCGTTGGCGACTTCAGCCAGTTCCTGCGCCGTCCTGTCGGTCGAGGCGTAGAGCGCGTCAGGCGGCTCGATGCCGAGCGGTCGTTTGGCAACCTGCTGGATGATGCCGAGAATGGAGGTAGCGGATGCGCCGGAAAGCTGTTCGGACGTTACAGCCGTGATGCTGGCAGCGCCCGCGCCGTCTACCGTCCAGATGCCTTGGATGGCAAGTTCAGCCTGGTCGCCGTCAATGACAACCGTATCGTCGGAATCCAGATAGTCGGTAAAGCCACCGGATGACGATGACGCCGTGCCGCTGCCGAACAGGAAATAGAGCCGGTTGGCATCGGTGTTGACGATGGTGACGCTTGACCGCGTCGTGTCCGCTGCAAGCAATTGCGTGCTTGTCGTTGTCGAGTTGACGGAGGTGGTTGCGCTAGTGACCATCAGACTACCTCTAGCGCCATCGCGAACACTCCGGCGTCGTTTGCCAGCGTGTCGGAACCGTTACCGCCCTCGCGATCAATCGCAAAATGCAGCAGCCTGTCAGCGGTGACCGTAAATGGGTCAGCGCGCGTTATCTTCAGCACGTCCTGCGCGGGTGCCGCTGTGACGGCAAAATTGACAAAAGTGGCAACGGTTTCTGTCGCTCCGCCGTCAGTCGAGTGGTGGTAGCTGTAACGCCACACCACGTTTCCTGATCCGGCCCCGTTGTTCGTCCAATACAGGACCGGAACCAGCCTGACGCCAACCAGATTTTTCGGAACGCGGATAGTTGTGGCAATGCGCTCCGTGCCTGCCGCATCGAACAGCCACATGGAGCGGGTGCTGGCGCTGTTGAGGCCAACAACCGGGGAACCGTTCTGCGCGACCCAGTCCTGAACCCCAAGGCGGATCGGTGTCGCCCACTGCACCAGGCTGATGTCTACAGGGGTCGCAAGGCTGGTGTTCGCTGTGACGTTTCCGACGCCAAAGTCGTGATCGTTTGCGATGAACGTCGCATCGTTGCTCGCGCCGTTGGTGACGATGCCATAGTTCTGCGAGCGAATCTGCTCGATGGTGAACTCGACAATCGTAACCGCCTGACCGGAAAGGTCGGGGCTGAACGCCGTCAGCAATGTTCCCGCAGTGGCCCCACCAGCGCTGTCGATCAGCGAATAGTTTGAGCCGTTCTTCAAATACATGCGGCTGGTGATCTGCGTCGTGAACAACGTGCTTGTGCCGGTCAGCGTGGTGCCGGTAGTGCTGACCGTTCCCGTCTTGGTCGCGGTCGGGAAAGTGATGATGTCTGTGTGGATCGTCAGGGCGTCGCCAGCAATCGAGACGATGTACGTCTTGAGATCGGCGCTGGCTGTACCGCATCCGTTGAGCTTGATCCACTGGCCCTTGCGATACTTCGCGGGATTGCGAACGTACACAACGCGCGGGGCGCTCGGTTGAGCCGAGCCGATGCCGTAATACAGCGCAAACGACAGGCTGGTTGTTCCAATGGTGCCGTCTATGGGCGAGGCGCTGGTGTAGTATTGCCCGACGCTGGCCGTGCCGCCCGTTACCGGGACGATGGCCCCGGCGGTCTCCGACCACACATCCATGTCGGTGGCACGAGCCCATGCACCAGCAGCGCTGACATAGATGCCGTTCTGCGATGCCGTCGTCTGATTCTTGACAAGCACGCGGCTAGCCGATGTCAGTGTTCCATCAATCGTCTGCTCGCCCGAGAGCGTGATGTTGGCGGTCGTCGCCAACGCCACTGCTGACTTGAGCGACGTGCTCCGCTGCGAATCCTGCGTGCGGCAGTCCAGCAGTCGCGGGTCCAGACGCTCAACGATCGGAAAGCCAGCGGTGCCCGCGTCATCCTTGGAGTAGTATCCCGCCGCCTCGATGGCATCGATTGTCTCGACTGCGAAGCGCGTTGTGCCCGCAACAGTCGCGTTGCGCGCTTGCCCGTTGTTGTCAAAACGGCAGTTGTTAAGCAGCGTTCTGGTCCCGCCCTCGTCGTAGAACCCCGCGCCCTCGTTGTAGACGAAGTCGCAGTTATCATAGCCCCCGTCTTCCGTGACTTGCGTCTCAGCGGTTGGGAAGGACTCGTTGACGTTGCTGCTTTCTTGAAAAACGCCGTAGAGGTTGCCCTCAAAGACAGTGTTTTCGACACGCATGCCGCTGCCGATGTAGGTCCGCATTCCCGGCCCAAGGTGGCCGGTGACCATGTTGAACTCCACATGGCAGTTGATGTTGGGAGCAAGGACGCGGGCGCGCGATGCGTAGAGCCCGCCGTTGATCGCGTGAATGCCATTGCCCTGTGTTGAAGCCGATGGCGGCCACATGGTTGCGTCAGGCGCGAGATAGCCGCCGTCGATCACGTCGCCCTTGACGGTGAGATTGCGGCATCCGCCAATCTCAAGGCCGACAGAGGTGTAGCGCTCGCAGGTGACGTTGGTGATCGAGGCGTCCGTCACATAGAGCAGCGAAATGCCGACCGACTTGGTCATGGCCGTGTCGTTGAGCGCCGTCACCCGCCAGTTGTTGCCGTGGAATTTGCGGACGTTGATGATACCAACGCCTTGGAACCAGTCACTACGCGTATTGCCAGTCGTGGTCGTGTATTTGTAGTACCCAGACTGATTTTCTATGAGCAGGTTGTTGCACTCGGCAACGTCCCCATCCTTGATGTCGATGGCGTTCGGGGAGATCAGCCAAGCATCATTGTCGATATCGACGAGCTTGATGTCGTTCGCTTTGCATGTCGTGAAGTTCTTGATGATGATGCCAGCGCCGGAATCTTCGACCGTTGTGCCGCTCACATCGACGTTGTTGGCGTAGAGCGAGGCCACGGCGTAATCGGCTGAGTTGATGACCTTTGTGCAGATTCGAATGTTCTCGATACGCACGGAGTCGGATGTGCCGAGCACATAAACCGGCCAGTATGTTTTGACTGCCGCGCCGGTTGCAGCGTTGTAGGCCGCGCGCCCCTGATTATCCCGGTTGAAGTCGATGATGCCGCCAATGAGTGAGCTGTTGGACCCACGCAGGCGGAACACGTACTTGGCATCGCCGCTCTCGGATGCACTGTCCTTCAGTTTGACCGTGACGCCGGGGTCCAGAATGATGTTGACGGTGCTGGCGCAATCCTGAACGCCGGTAAGATACGAGCCCGTGCCTTTGCGGAACCGCACTGGCTTGCCGCTGGACATGCCCAGCGCCAGAGCGGCGGTTATGCCTGTCGTGTTGTCCGTAGCGCCGTCCACGGTTGCGCAGTGATCAAGCACGTTGATTTCGTCTGCGCGGTGAGCCTCGATTGTGCGGGCAACGCTGCCGCCCGTGGCTGTGACGCTCTTGGCGCTGATGGTCTGCGCAGACGCGGTGTCCACCATCGTGACGCGACCAGCGCCCGTGCCGATCGTCAGCTTATCGTCGTCCGAATCCCAGACGGCAGAACCCTCGGCAGTCTGCGCCGGGCTGGCTGCTGCCGGCAGGACAATCGTTCCGCTGCCCGCGTTGACGACAGGGTTAGTAAGCGTCGGCGTGGCTAGGGTCGGAGACGTAGCAAAGACAAGCGCGCCAGAGCCGGTCTCGCCGGTAACGGCAGCGGCAAGGTTGGCACTCGATGGGGTCGCGAGAAACGTGGCGACGCCAGTACCAAGGCCAGACACGCCCGATGAGATGGGCAGGCCGGTAGCATTGGTGAGGACCGCCGCCGATGGCGTGCCGATGTTCGGCGTGACCAGGATCGGATCGGTCGCGAAGACAAGCGCGCCTGACCCTGTTTCGTCGCTGACGGCTGTCTTGAGATTTGCGCTGCTCGGGGTTGCGAGGAACGTGGCGACGCCGCTGCCAAGACCGCTGACGCCCGTCGAAATAGGCAATCCGGTTGCGTTGGTGAGTGTTGCGCTGGTCGGAGTTCCGAGAACTGGCGTCACCAGCGTGGGCGAGGTCGCAAACACGAGCGCGCCAGAGCCTGTCTCATCGGTGATGGCGGCTGCAAGGTTGGCGCTGGACGGTGTAGCCAGCAAAGTGGCAACGCCAGTGCCTAACCCGCTGATCCCAGTCGAGACAGGAAGCCCAGTGGCGTTGGTCAGGACGCCGCTGGTGGGCGTGCCGAGTGCGGGGGTAACCAGGGTCGGTGATGTTGCAAACACCAGCGCGCCGGTTCCTGTTTGGTCTGTGATGGCTGCGAGCAGGTTGGCGCTGGTGGGCGTCGCGAGGAACGCCGTAACGTTCGCCCCCGGCGTGAGGCCCGCCCACGTTGCAAGGTCAGCGTCGTATGCCTGAACGTCCGTTCCGATCACCGCGCCTGCCAACGTGCGCAGGGCGGCGGCATCAGCAGAGGTGAGAACGCTGCGCCCGTAGGCGGTTGTGGTCAGGGCCGCGATTTCGGTCAGGTCGCTGTCCAGCGGTTGCAGGCCCGATGTCGTAATCAGCAGCGTGAACGTAAAGCTGGTGACGCCAATCGTGCCGCCCGTCACTGCGGTCGAAACAAACACCTTGGAGCCGTTGGCCGTGCCAGAAGTGACCGGCACAATCGCACCGATGGTTTCCGACCATGCGTCCATGTCCGTTGCGCGCGACCACGCGCCCGCCGCGACGACATAGATACCGTTCTGGCTGGCCGTGCTCTGGTCCTTGGCGAGTACCCTGTCGCCCGCGATGATGGTGACGCCGTCAACAGAGGCGGTGCCAGAGAGCCCAAGGTTGCCGGTGGAGGCGCAGAGTGCGGCGGTCTTAGGCTGAAGTCCGACAGCAACGCTATCGACGTATGCCTTGTTGGCCGCCTGCGTCGAGGTTGTAGGCGTCGGGACTGTTGGTGAAGTCGAGAACGCCCACGCGCTGGCGACGGCTGGCGTGCCTGCAATGGTGCCGGTGAATGTAGGCGAGGTCAGTGATTTGTTGGTCAGTGTCGAGGTAGAGCTGATCGTTGGAACGGCAACGCTCGCAACCGTCAGCGCGCCAGACACATCCATCGTGGCGTTGACATCGATGGCCGTGGCGTCGAGCTGGATTTCAGTAACAGTCGTGCCGCTGCGCGTAACGGAAATCGCGTTGACGTTGGTCAATTCATCGTCAGAGGATAGCCGAAGCACGAAGATGCCGTTGGCGCAAGAAAGCGACCACCGCTGGTTATCCGCCGCCCTATCTGTTTCCTGAAACTTCAGAGTGGCGGTTGTGGTAGAAATTATGGGAGCGGCATTGAACGTCCATGTACCGGAAACAGTTGGCGTCCCGGCAATGTTGCCAGACATGGTCGGCCCGCTGAACGTGCCGCCCGTTATCGTCTTGCCGGTCAGCGTCAGCGCAGAGGGAATGCTGAGCGTCGGATTGCCGCTGACGCCGTCGCCGTTCGTGACTGTCAGCTCGTTGGCCGTGCCCGTGATGGTCCGCGCAGCGCCGGTTCCAGCGCCCGTGCGGACCCAGATGCCGTTCGTCTCGTTGTCCGCAAGCGCAGTGACGTCAGTATCGGTCGAAACCGATGCGCGGGTGACACGATAGGCCATCTGTCAGAACCTCAAGCGGCCACGGACTGATCAGCTTGCAGCTTGGCTGCAACGCGATCGGCAATCTCGATCAGCTTGGCCTTCCCGGTCTTGTGGTGCGGCTCGGGCTCGCTCGGGTCGGCGTCCTTGATCCAGTTCTTGATGTCCTCGGCGTCCCAGCTATCGAAGGGCGACGGCTTGGCCTTGGCAGGAGCGGGCTTCGCGGCTTGCGGCGCCGGAGTGCTGCCAGACAGCAGCATGTCCATCTGCGCACGCAACGCGGCCATCTCGGCGCGCATCTCGTCCTTCTCGCGCTCGTGGCGCACGTCCAGTTCCGTACCCTTGGCGCGCTCCAGGTAGTTCTGCGCCTGCTTGCAGAGGTCGCCCATCCCGAAGCCGTACTTGCCGATCTGCGCGCCCGTGAGGCTCGCCAGTTGCTCGGCAGAGTGGATGTTGATGGCGCGGAGTTCGGCCCTGCGGCCTTCGGTGAGGAAGGGAAGCTCGGACAGCGGAGTGCCCTGCACAGTGCCGCCCTGACCAGCCTTGAACGCCTCGTAAGCTTTGGCGAAATCCGGGTGATCCTTCCACGCCACGTAGTAGCGGTCATTGTTCTCGGGGTTGCGCAGCGGACGATCGCAGCGGTCCTTGGCCGGCGCGTGCAGTTCGGACTTCGTGTTGCCCGCCCACTTGATCTCCAGCATCTCGATGTCATCGAAGATCGGACGGCCTGCCTCTTTCGACTTCAGGTCGTTCTGCGTCAGTCCCATGTAGAACCTTGGAACTGCCTGCGTGTGGATCATATCGCCCGGAGCGACGGGTTGTTGAATAGCCATGCTGGCCTCCTTCGTTATCGGATGAACTTCAGAAGCGTCATTGGCTTCTGGTAGTGCTCGTAAATCTCTGTCGCGGCCTGGATCAGCACGAAGCCGTGCGCCGCAAATGCTTCGGCGTATTCGGACGGCTCGCGGTTGAAGACGGGCGGATCACCCTCACGCCGCCACTCCCTGCCCATCATCTCGCTGACGTAGACAACCGGCGCTTTCATCCGGCCAATCAGCGCGTCCAGTTCGTCGTCAGGGACGTGCATCAGGACGGTATGGATCAGGTACACGTCGCCTTGCGGAAACTCGTCCTGCACCACGTCAAATGCATGGAGAGGGTTTCTCTCGATCGCCTCGGCAATGCTCCGCTCGTTCAGGTCAACGCCAAGGTAGGCGTGCGGCTTGAATGCGCAGGCCAGTCGTCCCGGCCCGCATCCGATCTCGACCACGAAGCCATGCGAGGCGACTTCAGCAAGATACGGCAGCAGCCACGCGCCTTCCGGGTTAGCCTTGCCTGCTGGGGTAATGTGGCGAACGCCGTTCTGTGCTCGCCAGAAATCCGCAGCTAGTTCCATAAGGCTGTCTCATGTGGCCGCGGCTGGCCGTGATAGAAGACGACACGCGCATCGTCAGGAACACCGTCCCCGCATTGCGCCTTGAAGCTCACAAGCTGGCCCGGCACGATGTCCTGTAACCGCATCGCCATCGGCATGTGCTGCCCGATGAACGCCTGATCTCCACGCGGGTCATCGGTCGGGCAACCAGCGTCCTGCCATGCCTGCCAGACATGATCCGCCTCGCCTGCCGTCCAGCTCATGATGCCTGAGCCCATCTGGCCCGGCTGCCACACGTCACGCAGGCCAGCGAACGGGCCGTCGTAATCCATGAGGTCGGTCAGATCCCCGGTGATGACCGTGTCCAGATCGAAGTAGACGCAGCGCTCGCCCTTGTTGAACCGGCCAGGCTCAAACATCTGCATCTTTGCCCACCAGTTCGCAGGCCCTTCACGCAGGACATGGAACTTGGCCTTGCCCTGATAGTTCTTCGCCACACCGCTGAGCAGGTGCGAGACGTAGTCCTCGCCCCGTCCGAGATAATTTCCCGTGGCGACGCATATGACGTTCAGCGGCTTCGTCGAGGCCCGGCGCGGCCAGTTGGCGATGAGGTTAGCGCGCTCCCGCACCATGCTCTGAAGCAGCCCGTCGCCGTGGAAGTTGACCACAGGCTTGTCCGCATCCAGCGCGAACACTTCCTGCATCTGGAACCAGTCCGTGCATTGCGTCAGGAAATTGTTGTCCGTGACGTAGCCGTTGATCTCGATCGTTCCGACCGTGCCATCCCTGCTGTCGGGATAGGCATGGGTCTGTGCGCCGCGATACGACGAATCCAGCCCGTGCATCTCGAATTTGCGGAACCCCATGTAATGACCGAGGTTGAGCCAGCGGATGCCCATCGTGGTCCCGCCTGCAATCATCGGCGTGCCGCGGGGGAGTGTTTCGCTGATCCCAGGGGCTCCGCTCGGATGCCAGAGGACGACCTTGCTGGTCTTCAGCTTGTCAAAGACGCTCGGATGGCAGGTGGACGCCACGAAGTAGAACACGTCAGGATGCGGCTCGATCAGGTCCGCGATGTGCGGGCGAGCGTCCAGCAGGCCACAGGCCCAAGGCGTGATGGATTGCTCCAGAAGATAACCCAGACCCGCATTGGCCGTGACAATGACGCCTTTGAGGTCATGGACTGTGTCCCTGAGAGAAGGGCCACCGCCCGCAACAGTCAGGGTATGACCGTGCGGGCGGCAGTGTTGCGGCATAGGCAGGCCCCGCCCCAGCGCCGAACGGACGTGCTCAAGCATCGTCTTGTTCGGCGTGGATACTTTCGGCGGGACCATCGAGAGGACACGGGCAGCCGCGCCCGCGCCTCCGTCAGTTGCTCTCATCACGAGATGATGGAGACGCGGTCAGCAACATACGGGCGGTTCAGTTCGAAATCCGCCACGTTGGAAGAGGCAACCGTCGTGCTGGCGCCGAGGGCGTTCCAGACATAGTTTCCGGCCACAGACGCATCATCCACCGAACCGGCGGTGCCGGTGATGTAGACGCGCCCGTTGTCGGCGAACGAGGTCAGGCACGAGCCGATCGCCTTGCCCGCGATCTGGAACCAGCCCCAATACGAGGCCGTCAGTGTCGCCATCGCGACGCCAACAGCGCCGATCTGGTCGGCCACGAGACGGGTCACACTCCCGTCGTCGTGGTTCAGCGTCACCCAATTGCGGATGGCGCACGAGGCGACACCCTTCATGTAGATGAACTCGCCAGCGCCATAGTCCGGGTCTTTGCACGGAACGATGGTGCCGGTGTCGTGTCTCTTGATTGCAGAACGTTCGGCAATTGGCTGCCCAAGCAGGAAATTGCCAGCAGGTGTCCAAGTCATTGGATCAATCCTATTGGGGGTTGGTGGATTTGCTCAGTTCAGCTCAGGTTCAAGGCGAAGAATCGTAGATCTTGAACGTGTGGACCGGGTTCTTCAGGACGACTTCGCCCATGAAGCCCAAATGTTGCACAATTGCATCCTGGTTGATCGGCATCTGCCGGCCACCGAAGCGCTCGAAGTTCCGCTGCGGGTTGTAGAAGAACTTGAGGTCTTCCATTGAGACGCCGTAGGTCACGTCATCCGGCATGGCCGAGCCAACGCCGCCTTCGAGCACCACGTCGATCGACTTGCCAGCCCCATAATATTTCATGGCGCTGAAACCGCCTTTGCCGAGGCCGTTCTCATCGTTGATCCGCTGGATCGCCGTGAGGGCCGCGTCATACGCCTGATAGTGCTGCGTGGAGCAGACCAGCAGGTCGGGGCCTTTCTTGCCGCGCGAACGGGCGAACACCGCGTTGTTGAACAGCGGGCGGATGGTCGTCGATGTGACCGCCGTAATCGCCGTGCCGGCAACAGTGATGGAGTTCGCGTTGTAGGTCGTCGTGCGCCACTGGGTATTGCTTACCCGGCTGATGCCGCCATACGAACCCGTCGAGGTCGTCGTCGGGATGGCAAGCTGCAAGCCGCCGATCTGGTTGTCAGCCGAACCTGCCGAGTGCATGTCTTCAACGAAGCGGTCCTGAAGTTCGGTTTCCGCCGCGTCGATGTGCATCTCGAACACGTCTTCAAGCTGGTTCGATCCGGCGTTTTGCAGGATCTCCTGGCCGGTCAGCATCATCGAAACGGCGCCCATCTTGGGGGTAAATTCCGCATCATTGAAGAGGTCGGTCGGGTTGGGTGAGAGGAATTGCGCGCCTTGGTCAGTATTGTTATCGCGCGGCGTTTAAGCAGCGCTTCTGCATCTTCCGTAACGTTGATGCAGCTCAGACTATATCATCGCCGTTGTTGCGGCGTCGGGCGCTCGTGGGCGGGTTATTCTTTCGTCACCGCCTAGTCGTTGCACCTTCCGCATCCCTGACCCTTTCGGGCTACGTATGCGGCTTGGCTCAGGATTGTCGATCCGGTATAACAAGAACGGTTCTTGCTCTGCCGGGATACGTCGGTTTTCCCTGAGTTCACCCGATTATTCGATTTGGAGTCGTCCGTGCCAAAGATCGTCAAGACGTGTGTTCGATGTGGTGATGACTTCTCAGTCTGGCCCTCGCGCGTGAAGTGGCAGGAAGCGCGTGGCCTTGAGGTCAAGTTCTGCTCTCAAGCCTGTACCGCAGCAGCGCGGTCTGAAGGCTTGATCGCTTCCCGTAAGCGCGAGGGCGAAGAGGTGCCGTGCGCGACGTGCGGTAAGCTGGTCTACATGAAGCAGTTCAGGCTGAAGACAAACACTCTTCACTTTTGCTCTCAGAAGTGTCGCACGAAAGCGATTTCCGAGAACCGCGTTGACCGCAAATTCGAGCAGGCGAGCGAGAAGAAGAGGACCGGCAAGTCATTCGCCTGCCGCATATGCGGCGAGAAGAAGTACCAGCGGATTTCCTATTACAACCGGAACGTCAACAAGACTTGCGGCAAGAGCGAGTGCGTATCTGCCTATGCCCGTAGTCGCTGGGGTCTTCCGCCCTGTTCGACCAACCATAGAAGAAGGTCAGCCGCGAGAGGAAAACTGCCACAACCGAAGCGAGCATCCAACTTCACAGCCAAACAGAAGGTTGAGTGGTTGGGTTGTAAGTGCGCTCGCTGCGGCACGACCGAGAACTTGGCTCTTGATCACATCCTTGCAGTTTGTGCAGGCGGACTATCGACCAGGGACAATGCCCAGACGCTTTGTCAGCCGTGCAATAACTGGAAGTCTAAACACGTCGATATGCCCTTGGCGCGGGCAAAGAACAAACTCCGAAAAGCGGCTTAGTGGAGGCGATCCACGGTTAACCGAGTATACGAGCCCGTCTCGTTGTAGAGCTGACGGACGCGGATGGTTGGGCCGGAGTAGGTCTTGAAGCCCCCCCGGTTGCGCATGACGAAGAGGATGGCGTTGGCGTTGCTGACGAGGTCTTGCGTCCCCGGAGCACGGTATTCCAGCGCCAGCGAGAAAGCTTCTCCAAGCTTCTCAACTGTTGTGAGTGCCATCTAAGGCTGTTCCTTTGTTGATGATTAAGCGCCGCTGCCCATGCCCATCTTGGATAGGGCCATGCGTGCAGCTTCGCGGGCTGATGATGCGACCGGGCGTTTGCCTGCGGGGGTTGAGCCCGATGGAGCGCCGGTAATTGATGCGGTGCCACGACGGGATTGAACCGCCGCGTCTTGGGCCGGAAGATCCGGCGCCGGGGGTGAGAGGGACGGCGGAGGGTTGAGCTTCGCGACCTTCTCGTATGCTTTGCTGAGGCGCTGGATGGGGTCTTTTCCCGCCTCGAATCTCGGGTTGTGCAGTTCAACTTCGATCTGCTCGTACAGCTCGTTGAACCTGTCGTTCTTGTTGGCGAAATCCGCGATCTGCTCTTGCAGCATGTTGGTGGAGCGCTCCCGCTCCTGCTGCTGGCGCTGCGTCTCGCGCTCGCTGAAGCCGTTCTTGAACTCGGCAAGCTGCTTCTTCACGTCAGCCAGTTCGCGCTGAAGGTCAGCTTGTGGGTTCTGGAAGGATTCGACGCCCTGCTGTGATTGCTCAAGCACGTACTGAGCAAGCGTCGGCATGTCCCAGTTGTATTCGTTGCCATCGACCGCCGTGTATTTCATCTGGGATACCAAGCGCTCCAGCGTGGCAAGCTGGGTGTCGGGATTGCCGAGGCCGCGGTCCAGTTCCACGTAGCGCTCAAGCGTCGCCTTCAGCGGCTGCCGGTAGACCTGTTGCGAGAGGTCTTCGTATTCGTTCAGTTCAGCCCAACGATCAGCTTTCGTCTTGACCTCAGCGAAGCCCTTGTCGAACGCCTCAGAGCGCTTGACGACTTCCTCACGGACGACTTCAGGCAGCTTGGCCCATTCGGCGGCTGACTGCTTGGTCATCCACTTCGGGGCTTCGGGATGCTTTGTCTCGACCGTGGCGGGCTTGGCTTCAGGGGCCGGCGCAGGCTGTTGCTGGGGCAGTGCCGCCTTAACGGCTTCGGATACCTGCTCTGCCGTGCGTTCCTCGGCCTTGGCCTGCTCGGCATTGGCGCGGCGGGTTTCCCAGCCCTTGCGTGCGCGCTCGGCAGCGTCGTTGACGGCCTTCTCGGCATCCGTCGCCTTGGTGACTGCGTCCTTGTGTGTGGCGTCCAGCTTGTCGTCTGCGCCAGCGCCTTCCTTCAGCACGGCAGCAGCGCGATCGGTTTCGCCAGGCGCACGCGCCATGACTTCGCTCAACGCTTTGGAGGCGGCTTCCCTGCCCGATAGCGGTTTGTCTGCGGACTTGGAAGCCTCGGAGGCGGGGGCGGATGTGGTGTCAGCTTGAGCAGGCGCAGGTGCGGGCTCGCTCGCGCCCATTGAAGGGGCGGCGCTAAGGTCGTCGGCCATGTGTGGTGTTTCCCTAACGAGTTCGGCGCGGGTTTGAGCCGCGCCGTTAGGTGGTTGAGTTTTGTACGTACAGCCTAAACGGGCTCGTCGAAGTTGCTCTCGATTGTGCGCCAGAGATCCTCTTCAGGCTTGCTGTCGCCAAGCATGAGGCTGGTTAAATCAAGGTCGTGTCCGTCGTTGGCAATCTTTAACGCCAACGCCGATTGCAAACTACCCGCGTATCTTACCCGATCCTTACAGAGATTGGCCCAATACTCATCGTCGCCGCTAAGATACGAAACTCGCGTGTAGTCCCAACCCGAACTCGTGCGCGTCGATAGGATTCTCAACTCGCTCAATTCGGCCTTCCCTGCGGCTGCCAGTCGATCAGAATATGCACCAGTTGCTGTGACTGGTTATCGATGCCGTACAGCTCGCAGTCCACAGCGCCGCAGAGGACGTTCGCCGCAAACGATGCAAGCGGCATTGTCGGGTCCAGCATGTCGCGGAGACGGACCAGCGCCTCGATCTCGTCAGTGTCCAGCGTGAGTGAGACGCGGCGGTTCACTTCGCGACAGGCCCGAAGGCGTTTGGCGCTCGCTTTGCCCGTTTCCTGTACGCCGTCGCAGTCGCGCCCTCATGCTCCACCTGCCACGTCGCGCGCCTCACAGCGTCACGGATGGCCTTGCGGTCGGGCTTGGGCTTCTTGCGTTCGGGGGCCTTGTCGTTGCCCATCTCGGTCAGACCGCGAGCGCGGTAATCAGCACGCAGGCGGCTCTTGCTGGTATACATGCGCCCATCGGCCATCGACTGAATGCCGTTGACGCCGCCGATCGATTCCAGGCTGTCCGAGATGAACGACCTGCACACGTCAAGGTCGCTCTCCAGCCAGTTCTTCTCGGGCATGCAGTTCATGCCCCACGCGTTCAGGGGATGCCATCCACCGCACGTCTTGCAGAGGCGGATCGGATCGGCGTCACAGTACGCCTCGCAGTATTCCTTGAACTCGTCCTCTGCGTGCCAGTCCATGTGGGCGGTGCAGTAGCGCTTGGGCTTGTCGAACAGCGTGCAGCGCTTGTCTTCTTCGTGCTCGGTGTCAGCCATCCTTGGGCTCTCCCAGCGCAGCAATCTCGGCTTTGTCGATTGCCTTCTCTATGGCGTCCAGCACGTCATTTTCCGTGTCAGCGTCGGTCAGCATGTCCAATTGGGTGACGTCCAAGTGTTTGCGGACAAGCGCTGCCGGAAGCTCAGTCATGGCAGTTCGCCACTCCAGCACGGTGGCGACGGTTTCGCGTATGCGGTCAATCATCCGGAATTACCTCGCTTCCCCTTCTTCGCCCGGCAGCACCAGCTTCCCATCCCCGTCGATCATCCCGCGAATCCGCAGGGGCTTGCCGCCGTTCTCGATGCGCGGGTCTGTGTCGCCCGGCTTGCGGGTCTTGAGCCATTCGGCGTAGCGCGCGTCGTTGGCGTCCTGCATGTCGTCCAGAACAGTGCGGACGCGGGCGTGCTCTTGATCGTCGGTCATTTACGCCGCCAGAAGCAGCAGGATGATTGCATCGTCATAGTCGCGTATTTCCTGCCTGATCCGTTCCGCCAGTGCGCGGGCTTCTTCCCTCGCCTGACGATCGGCCTCGATCAGCGCCTTGCGTTCGCGCCGGGCTTTGAAATCGATCAGCGACGGCTTCGTCAGGATGGGCTTGGGATAGTCCAGCAGCGCCGTGATTGCCTTCAGCCTCGCCTGGCTGATCTCGATCGCGATCTGTGCCGGCGCTTCTTCCGGCTCAGTTCCAAGCGCCCTTGAAATAGCCCGGCGTCGGTTTGCCCTGTCTGCTTCCTGCCTGCGTGCGGCTTCCTGCCGGTTGGCGTCCTCTTCCGCCCACCTGCGGCGAAGCTCTGCCATGTCCTCGACAATGGGCGCCTTGCGGCGGGGCCATCCATCGTGGCCGTCGATCTGCTGTGTTGGCTCGTCAGCCGTTCCAGTGAAGGTGAGGTCTGCCGTGAACGTCGAGGTTCCGGCGAACGAACCGGAGATGGCCCCAGCCGGAAGATCCAGCGTGCCGGTGAAGCTCGCAGATCCCGCGAACGTTCCGCGCATTGCGTTGGGGTCAACAGCAGTTGCCTGCCCACCCACCGCTTTGAAGTAGAGTGCTTTCCAGTAGTTTGCGCTGAAGAAGTTAGCCATGTCAGCCCACGGTTAGATAATCGCTCTAATTCGCCTCGCGCGATCCTGCCGCGAACATAGCCGCAACAAGCACACCAAGCGCAGCGCCAACCCACAAACCAGCAAGGAACGTCATGCTAGACCTCCGCTAGTCCAGATCATACGCGATCGCCGTTCTATTCCCATCGGTATCGACGGTTGCAATGATGCGATCCACATCATCTGCAACCGCGTTCGTGATGGTGACTGTCGCCGTGCCGCCGCCTGCAATCTTGCCCGCAGTCGCCGCTGCCACGAGCCGCAAAGCCTGCCGCAGAGTCAGACCGGTCTCGATGTCCTCCTGGTCAAGCAGGTAGCCAGAGAAGCCCGCAGCCTCCAGCGTGATTGCCGGTGCGAACGACCCAGCCATGCTGCCGGTCGCGTATCTGATCGCCACGAATGATGCGACGCCTGCAAACGTACCCGTGGCGTGCGCAATCGCTGTGGTAGTTCCAGACCAGCTTGCAACACCTGCAAATGTCCCGACCGCATTGAGCGCCGCTGTGACGTTGCCTGCGAACGCTGCAACGCCAGCAAACGAACCGATGCCCGAGACGACTAGCTGGCCCGTGCCCGTGAAGACCGCAGCGCCATCGAACGTGCCCGCGATGTTCCGGCCCGCAGCAATCCCGCCAGACCAGCTCGCAACGCCTACCGCCCCGCTATGACTCGACAGACCACCAGGCTTTTGAGGCAGCATCCAGCTTGAAGGATGCAGGTGGCCCGCAGGAATACCCGACTTGGGCGAGTAGCCTTGAGCTGTGAAAATGTTCCGTTTCGGACCCGTCAGATTGTTGTTTTGTTGCAGCGCCGATGGGTAGGCGTTGTTACTCTGCGTTGCCCCGAAAAAACGGATACCGGCAGAGGCGTCCCGAAATCCGTTCTGGAGCAAAGCCATCAGAGCGCATCCGCTGCTTCCTGAAAGCCCGCATCGATCAGGCGCTGTTTAACCAGTTCCGTATGCTGCGCAATAAGAAGCGCGGCCAGGGTGAACGGGTTGCCCCGCCAGCTTGCGAAATCGCTAATGATGTCGAGCAGAGATTTGTCCATTAGCCGCCATAGCCCCAATCAAAATCAACCATGATCGATCCGGCAGAGGTCGTGGCGCCGGTCTGAAACAGCAGAAACTGAATGTTCGCCCCGTCCCTGATGCGCGGCAACGATGGGAAAGCGTTCACGAAGTCCAGCTTTGTATAGAGGCCCGTCGCCGGGACCGGGATTGTCCACAGCGGCCGGCACAGGCCGATGATGACCGTGCCTGATGCGTGCGCCGTGCCCGCCCAGACCAGCGAGACGATGTCGGACACGCCCGTGTCGCCCGCCGCAAGCGGAAGGAACGGGTTGTACTTGTTGGCCGCAGTCCCAGAGTTGAGCAGTTGACCCACGCCGAGCGAGGCCGTGCTTGTGAATGTGGTAGTCGCACCAGCGCCGCCGCCCGTGTCCAGATAGTTCACAATGCAGGTCGGAGCGTTGGCGCCCAGCGCCGTGTCTGCCGCCACGAACATTTGCAGGCCCGTGCCGTTGGCGTAACGGTCGCCCGTGCTGGCCGTGGCTGCAATTGCCGTCATCGTCACGGTCTTTGTGCCAGTCGTCGAAACGTTTGTTCCCGACAAGGGCACATAGCCAACCAGGTCAATCGCCATCAGATACCACGGCGCACCCGCAGCCGCGACCACTGTCGCGCCAGCCGTCAGGAAGTGCTTCGTCGCTGTCGAGACGTTGCCACCATGATAAAGCGTTCCCTCGCCCCATGTGTCATCGGTCGCTACATAGGTGAGGTCCGCTCCCGCAAACGTCGCAGCCGCAGGGAAGCCCGCATGGCCAGCAAGCAGCGTCCAGTGACCAGCCGTTCCGGCAGATGACAGCGTCTTGTTGGAGAATGCGTTGCCGTACTTTGCGTTAGTGGTGATCTGGTTGATTAGATCGTCCTGTGAAGACCATCCCATGTGTCAGTTCCACGTTGTTTCAAGGATGCCCGCAAGGAACGAGCCCGCAAGCGAGCCCGCGTGACCGCAGGCGAAGAGATTAAGCACAGCTCCGTCCTTGATCTGGCGCGGCCTGTGATGGATGACGGAGGCGAACTCATCGCACGCACCGAAACTTTCAGGCGCTGTCGAGCGGCGACACTCCTGCGTGATATGGCATTCCAAAATCGGCTGCACGATAACCAGCGCCATCAGGCCGCCGCCGCCCGCCGTGAATGTTACGCCTTCAATCGACTTGACCCCATAGTCGCCAGCCTGAAGCGACAGGTAAGGGTGATAACTCGTGGAGCTGCCGACACTCGACGCCACCACCTGACCGCCCGCAGACACCGCGAATGTGAAATGGTTCTGGCTTGTCCGTCCCGCAACACCGTTTTGATTGGTATAGCTGAACGTGAACTGCCCGGTCGTGGATGACGTTGATTGGCCTACTGCGATGACGTTCCCATAATCGTAGCGCGGCAGGGTAACGCTGTTGACCATGTCCTGTTGCGAGCCGACCGCGTCCGTGTCCACAAATGGATAATACATCAGCAGGTCTGCCAGAATGATCTGCTGGCGTCCGTTGGCCGTCACACCCGCGCCAGTCGATCCCGACATGAGCTTGAGATTGCGCAACCATTGCGTCGCAGGCAGCACGCTGGGGACATAGATGCCGCGCGAGGCGGAGACGACGGCGGCTTCAAGCGGAGACGATGCATAAAAGTTAGCCGCTGGGGCGCCCGGGAAATAGCTGTAATCAACCCATCCGTCTGTCGTTGTGGCCGAGTTGGATACAGCCTTGCGGAACCCAGTAACGCGGTACTGCCCGAGGTCTTCCGCGTCCGTCCACGCGCGAAGGTTGCGAAAGCCTGCCACGTTCAGTCCTCAGTGCCGTCCAGGTCGCCTGCGCCAAACTGCGGCTGAATGCCTGAGCTGATCGCCAGCGAAGCCGACAACGCACCCTTGTAGAGTATCTTCCCCGTGCTGGTTGACGCCGTGCCGATGGCGAAATGCGAGGCCGTCTCAGAGCCGCCCGTGCATTGCGGGAACTGCACAAGCGCGGCGTTGGTCACAGCGTTGCCGCTGATCGTCCATCCACCCGCTGTCCGCGCCACAGCAACGCGAGCGTAGCTCGTGTAAGCGCATTCGCTCGTGGTCTGGTTTCCAGCTTCGCCAGGGTCGCCCGTGTGCAGCGACACGTAGAGCGAGCCAGCCGTGGACGAGCCACGAAGGCCGGTTGCGTCACCGATCAGCGCCGCGTCGGTGTTGTTAAAGACCAGCGTTAAGAGTTCCGTCTCCCACGTATTACCCTTGCTCATTGAATGCCGACAGGCCGCCCTTCTGAGTTGAACTTGATGGTCTTGGGTCTGGACATGCTTTCAGCCAGCGCCTGTTGAGCCTGCGCGACCGTCTCAAGCCCTTGAGACAGGCTTGCGAGGACAGCGTTCATCGCCTCATCGCGCTTCGATGACTTGGCCTCGCCGTCCGACCGGAACGCCGTCTCGCGGCCCTCGCGCTCGAACTCCTTGGCCTCGGCCTGCGCTTCTTTCTCTTGCTTCTCGCGCTTGGCCTCTTCGGCCTGCTCAGCCATCGACATGATCTTCAGGCGCTCGGTGTCCATCGCTATGCGCGCCATCATCAGGTCGATGTTCCGCATCATGGCGTCGTGCTCAGCCTTGCGGGCAGCCTCGGCAGCCTTGCGATCTTCATCCTGCATCTTCAGAGCGCGGTCTTCCATCGCCTGCTGGCGCTTGACCATCTCGTCCTGACGCTTGCGCTCGGCTTCCTCTGCCTGACGCATCGCATCCTGGTTGGCCTTCATGCCCTCGGCTTCCTGCGCCTTGGCAGCCTGCGCCAGCTTGGCGTCTCGCTCGGCCTTGCGGTCCTCGACATCCGCCATCTTCGCGGCCACGTCTGCTTCCAGCTTCTTGCCCTCAAGCTCAGCGGTCTTCATCAGCGCTTCGGCTTCAGGATTGGGCGGCGGCGGCTGGCTCGCCTTCTCCGTCATGTTGTCCACGAACTCCTCGATCACCTGCTCCATCTCGCGGCCTGCCCTGAACGGGGCCAGCACGAATTTGAGCATGGCGCCCGACAGCGGAGCCGCTTCCTTGGGAGCGGCCTGCATCAGTGGAGCCAGAGCACCTGACATCTGAGCAAACGCCATGGCGAACTCTGAGCGCGCTGCCTTCTCAGCGTTTTCATCAGGCTGGATGGTCGAATCCGTCGCGATCTGGAGCACGAACGGCCTGATCCGCTCTGCCTTGAGCAGCTCGAAGACCTTCTCGACCGTGACGACTTCCGCAATCTCCTTCTGATGCTTCAGGACGATGGCCTGCTTGGCCTGCTCGATCTGCTGCGGATTGGGCGGAGGCTGGCCCTGCGCCATGCCCTGCTCAACCTGTTGAACAGCGGCCATGATCTCCTGCATCATCGCCTGCTGATGCTGGGCGAGGACGTCAGCCTGTTTCGGCAAGTCCGTCTGGCTGAGCGAAATCATCGTCTGCGGCGCGAAGTTCTCCGACATGATCTCGCCGGCAAGGTTCAGGATCGCATCGCAAAGGCGAACCATCTCGTTCTGGCGGTCCTTGATGCGGATAGAGCCGTACTGGCTCTTGAGTTGTTGCGCTCCAAGCGTCTCAGAGGCGTCCGTCTCGCCGCGCATGATGTCGGATACGCCGCTGATCTGGTAGACGTCGCTGATCAGTTCGCGGCGCAGGGCAATAAGCTGCGTGATGGTCGCGGCCACCTTATCGACAGGCATTTCCCAGATTGCGTCCTGAAGCTTGCCACCCGTCTGCATCGCGAGATTGCCCAGACCGGCCACAGGAACCCACGTCCTGCGATTGTCCGTCTGCGCAATGGCTGCTTCGACCGCCTCACCAACGCCCTCGGCCCCTGCCGGGTAGATCACCACCAGTCGCAGGGCCTCAGACAGCGATGAGATGCGGGCCGTCAGTTCGTTGATCTCTTCGAGCTGATCCTTGTAGAAGCAGCCATCGGGCACGGGCACGAGGCTGTCATCCTCGACCGTCGCCAGCGCAGGACGCGGGCATGGGAAGAAGCCATCGAGGTCCAGGTGCGGCGCGTTGATGTCCAGCACGGTCTTTGAGTTTGGGTGGAGCCAGATGACCAGATCCTTGGTCTTGTTCCACATCTCCCAGACGCGGGCCTTCTTCTCCACATTGTACTCAGTCGCGGTGTCCTTGGCCTCTTCATAGGTGATATCATCACCCCAAGCCTCGCCGAAACGCTTCTGGCCCTGCTCCTTCGTCAGCCACGTTCCACGGCAGACCCAGCCAACCTCTGACCAGATGCGCGCTGGCTCGTGCAGGAAGTCCTTGCGATGCACCCATTCGTAACGGACGGATTCCTTGAGTTCCTCGCCCTTCTCGTATGTCTCGTATCGCGCCCAGATGACGCCGCGACCGAACAGGGCGAGGTCATCACGGACCCGCTTCATCGTCTCGTGGACGTGCTCGACGTCGAAGCTGGTGACCAGCGCGCGTTCCAGCATCTCGGATGCCTTGCGCGGAACGGGCTTTCTGTCTTTGAACCGCGGGACCACGACAGGTTGCGGCGCGCGGCTGTAGATCGAGGGCTTCACCACCTCCAAATTCGCATAAAACATTTGAAATTCGCGGTCGGTGCGAGACGATGCCAGGCGCTTGAGGTTGGCGAACTCCTTCGCGAGATTGTCGCAGGTCTTGTGCCACTGATCGAACGCCTTCTCGGCGTGCTCGATCATCTTGAGGTACGGACCACTGTCGCGGTCGAACTCGGGCTGTAGCTCTTCGCCGTCTCCCCCGCCCGTTGCCTCGCCCTCCTCGTCCGACATCAGGTCCAGTCTTTCTTGTTTCCGCGCACAGGCTCAGGAGCGCCGGGGAGGTAGAC